CTGGAGGCCCGCAATGATCCTCGCTACGCTAAGCCATGAAGGTGGCCTGACCGTCTTCCGCCGCTACGACACGCAGCAGAAGCAAGGCCTGACCGATGAGATGATCATCGGCGTGGAAGGCGAAGTAATCGAGGTTCAGCCTGAAGACTTGCAGACCTTCCGCGAGAGACCCTACACGTATCCCTTCAGGGATCGGCAACCGGCCAACTGGAGAGAGGTCGATGGCAAAGAGTATCGAAAGAGAAATTGAAGAGATCGGCGCAACGCTGGACTTTCTACGCCAGCGCAAGCGCGCCTACCAACTCACGTTCGGTTCGCCGGCCGCGCAGGAAGTCTTGATAGACCTTGCGTCGTTCTGCCGAGCCAACGAGAGTACGTGGCATGACGACACGCGGAAGGCCGACGTTTTGATCGGTCGGCGCGAGACGTGGCTGCGTATCCAACAGCATCTCAACCTCTCCTCTGAGGAGTTGATGACGCTCTACTCGGGCCGCCCTGTGGTAAGGCTCATCACCGAAGACCAAGCTGAGGAAGAAGACAATGGCTGAAGGTACAGAGAACGCAAACGGAACGGCTGATCCTGCGGCGGGCGGCGGCTCTACTGGAGACCCCTGGTATAAGGGCGTCGCCCCGGAAGTAATCGGCCACCTGGAAGCTCGGGGCTGGAACACCAAGACCCCCTCTGAGGTCGCCGTGGAAGCCGTGAAGGCCCACTTCGAGGCCCAGAAGTTCATTGGCGCGCCGCCGGATCAGGTCGTGCGAATGCCGAAGGACGCCGCCGACGAAGCCGGCTGGACCGCCCTGCGCGCCCGTCTGGGCGTACCGGCCGACGCGACGGGCTACAAGTTCGATGACATCAAGCGGGCAGACGGGTCCGCCCTCGCCGCCGATCAGGCTGCGTTCTTGGCCCAGACCGCACTCGCCGCCCACTTGCCGCCGGACGCCGCCCTGGAGGTCGCCAAGGCCTTCACGAAGTTCCAGGACGATGCCGCCAGCCGCCAAGTGGCCGACCGGACAGCCGCGATCACCACGGCCAAAGAAGCCCTCAAGAGCAACTGGGGTCCGAACCACGAGGCCAACCTGTTCGTCGCGAAACAGGCCGCCGCCGCCCTGGGCGTCACTCAAGACCAAGTGGACGCCCTGGAAAGCCAGATCGGCTACGACAAGGTCATGGAGATGTTCCGCTCCATCGGCACTAAGATCGGCGAGGACAAGTTCGTCCAGAACCTCAATCCGAACGCGGCCGGCGTCATGACCCGCGAGCAGGCCTTGTCCAAGAAACAAGAGCTGATGAATGACAGCGTGTGGACGAAAGCCTACCTCGACGGCGACAGCGTGAAGGTCCGCGAGATGACCGCGCTTAACACGATCATTGTGGGTTGACAGACAGCCAGATCGTGATATCTTAAGACCGTCGCCACCCGGCTCGCGCAGGGGAGCGGCAGGCAGGCCGGGGTGCGTGCGCGACACTCGCCCCGGCCGGCCACCGCCCTACACCATCTGGAGGGGCGAAGGTTTAGCGCGAACTGAGCCCCCTACTCGGACACGGCTCCCACGATAAAAACCCTCACCCAAAAGAAGGTGGCACAAGCCATGTCTGAGAACCTGTACGAACTGTTCACTACGCAGTTCTCCACCAACCTCGAATTGAAGCTCCAGCAAATGGGCTCGAAGCTGCGCGGCAAGGTCCGCGAAGGCTTCCACGTCGGTAAGCAAGCTTCCCCGATCAACCAAGTCGGCGCGATCCAGCTCAAGGCTCCGGCCGGCCGCTTCGCCCCGAAGAACCGCACCGATGCGCAGTTCACTCGTCGGTGGGTCTTCCCGCAAGACGGCGAGATCGACCAGCTCATTGACAGCTTTGACGAGCTGAAGACTATCGTGGACCCCAAGTCCATGTACTCGGAAAACGCCGCCATGGCCGTTGGCCGGGGCTGGGACGACTGCCTGATCGCAGCCGCCTTCGGCACCGCGCAAATCGGCGCTGATGCGGGCGGCCTGTCGCCGGAGACCTTCAATACCTCCTCGACCGTGGCCAACGCCGGCTTCCGTGTGGTCTCCACCTTCGGCTCCTCGGCGGCCTCCGGCCTGACCGTGTCCAAGCTGATCGAGACGAAGCGGACCTTCCGCCACTACCACGTCGATATCGACACCGATCCGCTGACCCTGATCATCGGCTCGCAGCAAGAGAGCGACCTCCTGAACCAAGTTCAGGTCGTGTCGACCGAGTTCAACGACCGCCCCGTGCTGGTCGACGGCAAGGTCACGCGCTTCCTCGGCTTCGACATCGTGGTCTCGGAACGTCTGGCCTACGGCTCGAACCTGCGGAACGTCATCGCCTTCGCCAAGTCCGGGATGTACCTTGGCATGTGGAAAGACCTGACCAACCGCGTGTCGATCCGCAACGATCTGTCCGGCGAGCCCTACGATCTGTACTCCTCCACCTCGTTCGGTGCGACCCGCACCCAGCCCGGTAAGGTCGTGCAAATCCAGTGCTCCGACACCACGGGGGCCGATATCACCCCGTAATGGTCCTGACCCCGGCTTCGGCCGGGGCCTACCCTAAGCGCCTGTGAAGGAACACGAACATGGCCCAGACTTCCAACCTCAAGAGTGCGTCGATCACGAACCTCGATAGCATCCCGACCGTCGCCAACAACACCGGCGAAGGCGCTCCAGCCTTCCTGCGAGTGGTGGACGACTATGTCACCACCCTGTCGGGAGACAACACCACCTCGACTTACAAGGTCGTCCGCATCCCCTCGAACGCCGTCGTCAAGTCGGTGAAGATCGAAAACGAAGCGATGTCGGCCGGCGATGTCGAAGTCGGTCTCTACTACAGCGACAGCACCGTGGATGGCACCCCGGTCGGCGTCCAAGGCACCGTCCTGAACGCCACCTTCTTCGCCACGTCCGTGTCTTTGGCCTCGGCCGCTGGCCCGACCGATGTGACCAACGAGAGCGGTAGCTACACGCTGAACCTGCGCAGCGAGCCGATCTGGCAAGCGGCTGGTCTGACGGCGGACCCCGGCGGCTTCCTGGACATTGTCCTGACTGTCGTCACCGCTGGCATCACCACCGGAGCCCGCGTTGGCATCCGCTGCGACTTCGCCGAATAACCTGGGCCGCACTGATAAAGCGTGACCCTCCGGCCCGCCTCCGAGCCTCCAGCGGAGGCGGGCCAACCCTTTAGGAGCTTCCTCCCATGGCCCTCGGTGCCCTCACAGTCTCAATCCGTGGACCGTATGCCAACCCGGTTCGGGCGGGCGCGAACTACGAGCCTCAGTATTACGACGCCTCGGCTTCCAACGCCGCCGGCCCGACTGCGGGCTCGACTGTGAAGACCGACCAAGCCGCCGTGACGACTGCCCAGACTGCCGTGGCCGCTGCCGTAGCGACGCTTGTCGCCGATGGCGCGACCCCCACGCAAGCGCACGTGACGACCCTGAATACGGCCTGGGGTACGCTCAACACCGACATCAACACCGTGACCTCTGACGTGGCGTCGCTGCTCAGCGGCAACGTTGTGGTTACCTACGACGAAAGTATCATCACCTCCCGCGCGCAGCTCAAGGCCGCTCTTTTGGCCGCCTTGCGCACGCTCGACGGTGCTGGTACACTCACCGCGTAAAGGAACACGACCATGGCCTCCGCCTCCTACCAAATCAATCGCGGCACGCTGATCGACAACGTCGAAGGCTCGGGCTCGCAACCCATCTCCACGGGCACCGCCGCGCCGACTTCGGGCGACCTGGAAATCCGAGTTGACCTCACGAAGAACTGGACCAAGCGTGAGCTGAAGGACGCCTTCCTCACGATCTGGCGGTTCATCGAGAACCCGAACAACGACACCAACTTCCCGCTGTAGGAGGCTGCATTGCGTGGTCAAGAAAGCGTCGTCTTCTGCTCAAATGTGGCGGCCGGTAACTATGGCCCCTTCGAGCTGAAGGGCGGGGTCTACAACCTCGACTACTGTTGCACGGGCTCGGGCACAATCCTTCTGGACAAGCTCGGACCCGATGGTGTGACCTACATCACGACCTCGGTTACCGTGACCAATGGGCTCGCCAATACTTCGAACGTTGTGACGCTCTCGCCCGGCCAGTACCGCGTGACCATCGCGACCGGGACCGCCAACTACGCCAGCATTACGCGCTCGCCCACCGACTAGGGAGCGCCCGGAGCCTCCCATGAGCAAATTTTTCGCACCTCTCGACATCAAGAACCGCGCTCTGCAACACCTCGGCGCGCGGCAGATGGCGTCTGCAACCGAGGTCAGCAAGAACGCCCTGGAGGTCAACTCCGTCTACGACGACGTGCGGGTTGCCGAGCTGCGCCGGAACGTCTGGCGGTTCGCCATTCGCCTCGCGGTCCTGCGCCCGATAGACGTGACCTCCTACCTCTACGTGCCGCCCGCGTGGTCCTCCACGGCCACCTATGCGCGTGGTCAGATCGTTTCCTACTCCAACATCCTCTACCAAGCGACCGCCCTCCTCGCGGCCAATATCGAGCCGGACACCAACCCGGCTTCGTGGACCCAATACTTCGGCCCGATGACGGTCACGCCCTGGTTCAGCGGCGCGGTCAACAACGGCCCGCAACCGTGGTCCTCCGCGATCTCCTACGCCAGCAATGCCCAAGTGATCGGCTCGGACGGGAACCTCTACTACTCCAACACGAACGGGAACGTAAATAACAATCCCGTGAACGACGGCGGGATCCATTGGACCTACCTTGGCTTGGCCGCGTCCGGCCAGGGCTACTACCAGTCGGAGCTGGTCTACACGCCGACCGGCCCCAATCCGGGCGTCTATCTGTCGCTCTCCGCCGGCAACAACGACACGCCTACGGTCGTCCCTGCCTGGGTGAATACCGTGACCTACAACACGGGTGACACCGTGACCTATTCCAACGTGGTCTACCAGTCCACGATTGATATGAACGTCGGCCAGACACCGACAGGCACGGGTGACTGGGTGGTAATCCCTGGCGGGCAGGTTGGTTCCTCATCCGGGCAAAATTGGTTGCTGCTCGGTGGATCGATCAAGTCCCTGCGCTTCCTGTATCCGCTCGGCACCGGCCCGGCCACGCAGTCGGCGACGCGCAATGTCTTCATGCTCCCGAATGGCTTCCTCCGCCGTGCGCCGCAGGACCCCAAGGCGGGCTCGTTCTCCTGGCTCGGGGCCAGTACGGCGCTGACCTACGACGACTGGGACCTTCAGGACGACTTCATTATCTCCCGGATCAGCGACCCGATTGTCCTCCGGTTCGTCGCGGACATCTCCGACGTGACCATGATGGACCCCATGTTCTGCGAAGGCCTCGGCGGCCGGATCGGCATGGAAGTTGGGGAGACCTTGACGCAGAGCGAAGCGAAGGTCAATATGGCAGCTTCCGCTTACGGTCGCTTTATGGCCGAGGCCCGTGATGTCAACGGCATTGAGACCGACAGCACGGAGCCTCCCGAGGACGACTACATCACCTGTAGGATTTAGCCATGGGCCGCGCATCTTACGTCCAGACCTCTTTTCTGGGCGGCGAGTTCTCGCAATACTTTCAAGGACGCGCCGAGGACCCTCGCTATGCGCAGGGCATGAACCTCTGCCGCAACGCTATCCCAATTGAGGAAGGGGCCTGGAGCCGCCGCACCGGCACCGCCTTCGGTGGAGCTACGCGCCTGGGCCTCCCTGGGGTGCTGCGCTACTTCGCCTTCAGCTCGGCCCAGCCCTACGAGGTCGAGTTCACACCCGGCTACATGCGCTTCTGGAGTGGCCCGAACCTCGTCCTGGAGAACACTCCCACGACCGTGGCATCCATCTCCGCAGCTACCCCAGCGGTCGTGGAGACCACCCAGGAGCATGGCTACAGCACTGGCGACACTGGCGAGTTCCTGCTCGCTCCTGGCACGTCGCCGTTCGTCGGTCTGAACGCCGCTATCAACCTGCAATTCATCGTCACGGTGATCGACGCCTATCACTTCAGTATCGCGGTCAACCCCACCCAGGCGGCCTTCAATGGCGCGCTCCTGAACCTCGGCTCGAACACCATCCAGTTCGCCCGTGCCCTGACCTTCGCCACGCCCTATCCGGCGGCCAGCCTGCCGCTTGTCCGCATCGTGCAGAACGACCAGGATGCCTTGATCCTATGCCCTGGCTACAAACCCTACGTCCTGACGAGCACCAGCGTTCCGAACGGCGGGGTTTTCGCAAGCTTCAACTTCGCCCTGGCGGTCTTCCAGAACGGTCCATATCTGGACGCGCCCGAGGATGGCTCAACCCTAACCCCCAGTGCCGTTGGCCCCGGTTCGATCACGCTGACTGCCAGCTCCATCGCGAACGTCAATATCCAGAACAAGGTCGCCGGCAGCGGCATCGGCTTCCAATCGACCGATGTTGGTCGCCATGTGAACCTTTTCTCCGAACCCGCGTTATGGTCTTCGGGTACGGCTTACACCACGGGCGAGAGCGTCAAGTACAACAACGCCTACTACACGGCGCTCTCGAATAACACCGGCAAGGAGCCGGACACCCAGTACACCATCTGGGCGATCAGCACCACGGCGGCCAACTGGACGTGGGGGATCATCACGGCGGTCGCTGGCACCGACGAAGTGACCGTCAACATCCAAGGACCGACGAACGACCCGGACGGTTTGCCGCGCGCGGATGGCCCGCTGAACCAGACCGTGCCGGTCGTGACGTGGCAGCTAGGTGTCTACAGCGACACGACGGGCTACCCCGATGTGGGCACCTACTACGAGGGCCGCTTCTGGCTGGCCTCCCAGGCCTTCCCCAACCGCTTCGACGCGACGCGGAGTAACCAGCTCTTCCGCTTCGATCCGACCGGCCAGGACGGCACCGTGGCGGACGACAATGGCATCTCCGAGACGTTCAACTCGAACACGCTCAACACCATCTACTGGTTCATTGCGAGCCATGTCGGGCTGACGGCTGGGACGCAAGCGGGTGAGTGGCTGATCCAGGCCAGCACGCTGAACGACCCGATCACGCCGTCGAGTATCCAAGCCCACCGGGTGACCAAGTTTGGCTGCGAGAACATCCTGCCTATCGAAGCCCCGCTGAGCATCGTCTTCGTCCAGCGCTACGCTCGGAAGGCCATCGAGTACATCGCCGATGTCTACTCCGGCAAGTTCAGCGGGACCAACATCTCGCTGCCAGCGAAGCACTTCACCCAGTCTGGGATCGCCGAGATCGCCTACGTCCAGGAGCTTGCCCCGATCATCTGGGCCCGCATGAACGACGGTTCTCTCGCCGGCTGCACCTACAAACGCGAGAGCCCATTCGGCACACAACCCGCGTCCTTCGCCGGCTGGCATAAGCACACCCTCGGTTCTGGCCGCAGCGTCATTTCGATCCAGGCCGGGCCGGCGGTGGGTGGCGAGCTGGACAGCTTGTCCATGATCACCCAGGACCCTACCTCTGCCTACTGCTACGTCGAGGTCCTGACGAACCTGTTCGACGAGGATACCCCAATTGAGCAAGGATGGTTCGTGGACGGCGGCCTAGCCCCGGCCTTCATGGTCGAGGACCAGGGAGCCACGGGCGTTACCCTCTACGGCTATGCGCCCTTCGTGGGCCAAGACCTGGACGTGAGCATTGCTGGCTTGGACCTGGGCACGATCACTGTGCAAGCGCCGGGGACGATCCACGTTCCCTACGCGGGGCTTTTCACACATGCCTTCCTGGCGAGCTTGCCGGTCTTCGATAATCCCTACTACAACCAGTCGGCGGGTATGCAGGTCGACACCATCACGCCCGCCAGCACCCCGGCCAGCCCACTGACGATCCAGACCTATCAGTGGACCGGCGACCCGGATGGCTACGACTATCTGGGCACCGTGGACTGGACGCGGGGTTACTTCTTCGGCTACCAGGGTGATATCCTCGGTGATCCGACCGACTACGCCTACCTGAAGCGCTTCACCCTGGCCGGCGCGGTCAACAGTCTGAAGATCGCCTACTCAGCTTGGGGGCTGTCGGACATTGATGACGGCATCCTTTTCCTGCAAGCCGCGCCGGACGGGAACCTCTATGGCTCCCCGGATGGAGGCAACACCGTGCGCCTTATCCAGGTCAGCCAACAAACCCTGGAGCTGCTCCAGGTCTTCGGTACGCCCGATGGTGAGCAGTTCGACAGCGACGCCACACACTACAGCGGCCAAGGAACGGACCCTGTGTTCGTGAGCGGCGGTGGTTCGACCTACCTCGCGGCGATGTGCCCGCAGCGCGGCTATGTCCATATCTTCGATGTGGGTGCGACCGAGACCGCCTGGATCGGTAATTTCCCAATCGTCTCCGAGGTCGGGACTGAGAGCGAGACGACCTGTTCGCTCGTCCCCGGTCGTCAGACCGAAGCCCTGGGCACCTTCTTTGCCCTGGGCGTCCTTGGCAGCAATGGGGCGGGTGATGGCCTCATCCGGGCCTACCGCTTCAGCCTTTGGAACAGTGCCCTGGCCCTGGCGGAAGCCTATCCGATGTGGGTGTCCACCACCGCCTATGCGGCCGGCGCGAACGTGCGCTACAACGGCGTCGCCTACGTCTGCCTCACCGGGAATTCCGACAGCACGTTCACCCCCGTAAAGTGGTCCGCGCTCGCCCCGCAAGGTGTCCGGCAAGAGCTGATGGGTACTATCGCTCCGGCGCAGATCGACGCGACCTGGACGGAATTTGCCGCCGGGTGTCCTGCGAGCCTGATCTACGATAGTACCGACGATACCGTTATGGGCGTCTTCAACAGCGTCACCGGGCCAACGGTTACCCAGTACATCGTGAAGTGGAACATCAACACCATGCAATTGGTGTGGAAGGTTGCCTGTTCCAATTTGCTCTGGCCGGACAACCGGACCCGCTGTCAGGCCCAGATCGTCAACTTCTTCGGCGGGGCTGATGACGTTGTGCCGAACGTCTGGTACACCCTCAACACGGCC